GACAAACTTACTGCAGCAATGCAACCTGAGTTTGAGGATGAGGAAGCAATTGATCCATTTGATTTCTGGCAAGGTGCTAACTTCAAGTTGAAGGCAAAGAACGTTGCTGGTTTCAGAAACTATGATAGTTCTGAATTTGCTGCTGTATCTCCATTACTAGATGATGATGAGGCATTAGAAGGACTCTGGAAGAAAGAGTACTCTCTTGCAGAATTGGTCGCTGCTGATCAGTTTAAATCTTATGATGATTTGAAAAAGCGTCTTGACTCTGTTCTTAGAGTAACAAGTACCAGACAAGATCCTGAAGTATCTGATGAAGATGCTTTCCGTGGTTCTGCTCCCAATTTTGAGAGTCGTAGAACTGCTGAAGCGACTGCAGAAGTTACCGCAGCATCTGATTCAGATGATGATGACGATACAATGTCCTACTTTCGACAACTTGCCGAAGCTTAAGACATAGTAATATTTGAATTTTCAGTCCTCACAGTTGTTTCACTAACATACTGTGAGGATTTATCATATACCATAATATCTCTCATATCATTTAAGAACTCTTGTAGATGTCCTAATTTTAAGAGGTGTATATCTTTTTTATCATCGTTAATACGAACTTCATATTCATAGTTACTAATACCAGTTCTAACATTTGTACCTGATACTGATTGTCTTCCATTATCATAGTAAGTAAATACAAAATCACTATCAACTACTTTACCCTTTGGAAGAATTATTCTTCCATCAGAATCTTTGACTTCTTTAGTTTCATAAAAACGAGTAGCGTTTATATTACCACCATATTTGTCTAGTGAGAAATCGTAAATATCAGAATCAGATAATGGCCATTCATTTCTAACATTAATAATACCAGCAGTAATTAATACAACCCAATCAAGTTCTGGAGATCCATATATTTCATCTGCAACCATATTTGGTGTATATCCCATTGGAATTTCATACTTGTCAAATAATGTAAATGCACTTTGTAGATCATCACGTAATTTGATTCTTCTAAAGATATTCTTGATTTCAATATAATCCAATGAAGAATTCTTATCTGATAAGAATGATGGGTATTCTAGATTTGGTAACTCTTTAAAATAACTCATTTTAGTATCCTACCCCCTCTGCATCTTCATAATCTACATCATAAATTGGTTCAAGTTCTTTGAATGTTAGATCCATTTGCATTGAGACTGGTGTTCCATCACCATAAGTCATATGTGATGCTTCACCAGTATAATTAACTGCTATATCTGTTAAGAAACACTGTTTAAACTTATGTAAGAATGGATGATCCTTATTTCCAGTTCTATATCTTAACTCAAAAACATTAGGGGTTTTAAGGAACCAAGACCCACCTTGACCTGGTGATGCTTTTGTTTTTGGAGCCATATTCTGTTTAAATGCAAGAATAATTAACTTACATTGCTCTGATTCTTTTTGATTACGAGGCATCATCTTCCAAGAGAATTTGAATGCTCTTAAAGTTGGACCATTAAAGAGAAGTTCCATGTTTGGATTAAATACTTCTCCGTTTTGTCTAGCCATCATTTGATCTAGAGTAATATTACCACCAAACGTACTTAATGCATTTGCAGCTAATTGTTTCTTCAATAAGTCACTTGCTTTTTGAAAATCTCCAACTCCTGCTCCTGCTTCTCCACTTCTCTCACTTATAACTTTTCCCATTTTCTCCATGTAGTCTGGATCTGTTACTTTAACATCCATCAAATCTTTAGTAGCAGATGCAGCTGTTGCTATTACATTACCTAGTTTACTGCTACCAACATCAACAGAATTACCATCTTGAACTGCATTTGGTACAGGTAGTAGTATAGAACCAGCATTTACTAATGCAGATTTTGATAATCCTCTTGGTCTTGTACTACCAACTGCAGCAGCTGATGTTAATCTTCTATTACCTGATGATGGATTTGATATTAAATTATTACTTTCATATCCTATTGCTTTATATTCAACAATATCTATTTGTAGGTAATCTGTATTTTTTGTTAATGCCTGATATGGATATCTTAAAACACCACCTTTTTTAACTCTTCCACCAGAAGGACCAGTCTTCCTTTTTTCTTTAATTGTATTTTGACTCTCTACTGCTGTAGATTTAACTTCAACTCTTTCATTAGATTTCTTTTCTACAACTTCGGTGCTATTAGATTTCTTTTGAAAGGCAACACCTCTTTTATTCTTAGTTCCACTTGTTCCACCTGCCATTTTATCGACCTATATTTTTAAGTATTTAGCAAGAATCTTGCGAAAGGTATTCCGTTAAGGTCATTTCTCTCTGCATTAGTAACTTCATACAACTGTCCAGCAATTTCTGTCCATGTATATTGCCGTGTTTGACCCCAATGAAAGTTAATTCCACGGAATCCCCAAGCAAAAACATCAGTTACTGCAACAAAGGGGTTTTGATCATATGTAATATTGGGAGTTTTGGGTGTATATACAAAAATATAGTATTGTCCTACATTTGGAACAGGTGTTACCGTATCATTAAGGGCATCCATTAATTCCATCATCAAATCATCAGGATTTTCCATTCCTGTTAAACTCTGTCTTATACTACGAACACGACTCATTTGACTCCTAACTCATTCTCGGTTAATACTTTGAATTCCCACTTTCTATCATTACAAAAATTTCTTGCTGCTTCCCATTTTGCTTGATTTTTTGCATATTCATATGCTTCATACATATAGGTTTTTGTTTGACGTTTTGGTTTTTTAGGTGGACTACATTGCTTCAATGGTTTTACTTCTATAATATATTTCTTAATTTTTCCACCATTTTCCTTTACTTTCATATAGAAATCTGGGAAATATCTATGTATTCTTCCATCGACAGGAGAACGGTATGGTAGAACAATTTCTTCACTTGCCCATTCTAAAACATTGTCATTCTTATCACAGTAAACCATGAATTTCTTTTCCCATGATGATCTAAAAATAATTCTAGTTGGATCACCTTTATACTTCTTTGGGTACACTGGTCTATATTTACCTTTATAAGCCATCTAAATAGATAATAATATAAGAAGTCTTACAAGTTATTTAGAGTGCCGAATCCTTTAGCTAAAAAAATGAATATGTTTGATGCTAAGGCGGCTATTGGCCCTTTAGCACAAACTAATTACTATGCGGTAAGTTTATCCACATTAAAACCATCTATTGCAAATTACCTTACTCAATTGGGTATTGCTAATTCAAGAGATTTTCTATCCAGAAGAGTTGGATTGCTTTGTAATGATGCCTCTTTACCTGCCTCTGCATTTACTACGGGGGAAGTAAAGGGAGATTTTATGGGTGTTCCACAAGAATTTGCTCATACGAGAATCTATACTGATATTGATTTTACGTTCTATGTTGATGAGAATTATACTATATTAAGGTGTTTTGAGGGATGGATGGATTATATATCTGGTGGTGCTGATGTCCAACAATGGGAAAAGGGATATTATAGAAGATTAAATTATCCAGATGATTATAAAGTTGATACCATTTATATTAGTAAGTTTGAAAAGAACTTTAATAGAAGATTAGATTATCAATTTATGAATGCCTTTCCAAAGTCTGTTAATTCATTACCAGTATCATATGGTAATGCAGATCTTTTAAAGGTAACTGTTAGTTTTAACTATGATCGATATATAATGGATATTGGTCGTATAAATAATTGAACTGAATTGTAACCGCATATTATGCCTTTACCAAAAATTAATACCCCAACTTATGAGTTGGTGCTTCCTTCTACTGGGAAAAAGATCAAGTATAGACCTTTTCTAGTAAGAGAAGAAAAAATTCTTATTATGGCTTTAGAGTCTGAAGATATAAAGCAAATTACTAATGCAGTTGTAGAGATTTTAGATGCTTGCATATTAACCAGAGGAGTTAAATTGCATAATCTCGCTACTTTTGATATGGAATATATTTTCTTGAATGTTAGAGCGAAGTCAGTTGGTGAAACTATAGAAGTGAATATTGTTTGTCCTGATGATGGTAAAACTTCCGTAACAACAGAAGTTGATGTTGATGCTATTAAGATTAAGAAAGATAGATCACATAAAAATATAGTTAAACTTGATGATCAACTTGCAATGAAGTTGAAATACCCGTCAATAGAGCAATTTATTGAGAGTAATTTTGATACAGGTGCTAATGATGTTAAGACCACAATGGATATGGTTAGTAGTTGTATTGATGTGATATACAATGATGAAGAAACTTGGGAAGCCAAAGATTCTACAAAGAAAGAACTTGAAGAATTTGTTGATCAATTGAATACTAAGCAGTTCAAGAATATTGAGAAATTCTTTGAGACAATGCCTAAATTATCTCATACTATCAAAGTTACTAATCCACAAACTAAGGTTGAATCGGAGGTGGTGCTGGAGGGTCTAGCATCTTTTTTCAGTTAGGTATGGCTCATACAAATCTTGAGTCATACTACAAGATTAACTTTGCTTTGGTACAACATCATAAATACTCATTAACAGAGGTCGAAAATATGATTCCTTGGGAACGAGAAATTTATGTTTCTTTATTACAACAATACATTGAAGAAGAAAATTTAAAGCAACAACAGAATAGTGGCATCTAAATTACTTCCAACTGAACCAATATGGAGCACTGGCACTACTGCTAAGGGCGAATATCTTTCTGCTGGTGATAGGAAGGCGATATTCAGAAAAAGAAAGATAAGTGCAGGTAGTAGTCCTCTTAAAGGTGGTGCTATTGTTCCAAGTAAGGGTAGTGGTATTGTACCTGTAGCTCGTTCGATTACTCCTACTGGTATTGCAAGTTCTATGCAACCACCAGAACAAGAAGAAAAAGTAGGTAGTGATAGTGATATTTTTTCTGAACTTAGAGCTAAGATTGAATTAAATGCAAAGAAGATAACAATAATTAAGAAGACATTACAGAATCATGCATCTACTTTAGGGCAAAAACTTCCTGGTTCTGATTTAGATGAGATAAGTGCAGGTATAAAGGATATTGGTAATGCACTTGCATTAGATTTTGCTAATAGAATTGCTGAACATAAGAGTGCAATTAATAAATTAAAGTTAGGTGCAAAAAAACAAGAACTTGCTGATGAAGAAGGTAATTTAGAGAAGAAGAGAAAGAGTCTTTTTGACGGAGTTAAAGATACAGCAGAAAAGATAATGGCTCCTGCTGTTAGTATGTTTGATAAGATAAAGGAATTCTTATTGAATATATTTGCTGGTCAATTAGTAACTGGTGCTTTTGATTGGTTAAGTGATCCTAATAATCAGCAATCTTTGCAAGGTTTCTTTAATTGGGTACAAAAGCATTGGAAGTGGATTGCTGGTGCTGCGATTGTAGGAGCATCTGCTATCGTCATCCGAAAGGTGATGCAGGTAGTAAAAGCTATAAGAGGTGTTGTAAGATTCTTAAAAAATGGTATTAAGGTAGCATCAAGTATATTTAAATATGGACCTAAAATAAGTAAGTTATTTAAACGAGCTGTTATTGCTGCAGGTGGTAAAAACATTGCAAAGAAGATATTTGGTAAACAAACAACTAAAACAGTAACTAAACAAGTAACTAAAGAAGTAGGAGAACAAGTAACTAAGAAGGTAGCAACTAAAACACTTACAAAGGTTGCAACTAAATCAGCTGCTAAAGGTGTAGGAAAATCAATCCTTAAAAAGATACCTTTTGTTGGATTAGGTATGGGTGTTATCTTTGCTGTAGATAGATTGAGAAAAGGTGATTGGGGTGGAGCATTACTTGAGGTTGCGTCGGGAGCAGCG